TTAGAAGATGATGTGTACGTTTTCCAGTCTGTCTCTATGTCGAAGTGTCTTTTGTTTTTTCTTCCTTTGAGAGGTTTGAGTTTTTTAACACTTTTAATTTGTTTCTTTCCGAAATATGTCTTGCCAGTGTGGGTGTTAGTAATACGGTAAATAAAACCGTAAGGTAAATTATCAGCATTATAATTCTCATTTGTAACCCAGTGACCTAAATCCATGTATCCTACTTACTACATACCTGGAAAGGTTCTACGGATTAAAGGTACAGCTTCTCCGTTCATTTTCTTCTTTTTACCTTTTTTAGGTTTCCAGCCTTTACCACCACCGAATAAGTTTCTTGAATCTCCTGGTGCGTAGAAATCACCGGATTTACCTGTTGGAGAGGCGTGAGCTTGACCAGCACCAAATGCAGCTGAAGTAGTATTACCCATTGCAGCTCCCATATCTTCCAAAAGTTTAGTATACAATTTATTAAAGGTTTTCACGTAGATTTATTTAAAATATAATATATACTTAGTAAAAAATATGGATAATCTTTCTATAGATGTTGAAGATGTTCTAAGCAAGTTCCAAGCTAGACTAGAACAAGACCTCAAAATGAATGAGCTTGATATAAAAGAAAAAGCTATGCTTGCACCCACTATTAAACATAAATGGGTAGCTGAAACAACAAAGTATAAAGTTGCTCTCATTAAGTTAGAATCTGCTAAGAAGCAAAAGATTAAATCTAAAACAGTAAACTCTCCAGTTGTCTTGTCTAAAGCAGCTAGAGATGAAATCGTATACAACGATCCTGATATTAATACTATTAATGAAAGTATTGAAAAGATAAAGCTTGTATTAGAGTATTTAGAAAAAGCTGAAAAACTAACTAGCTCGTTATCATACGACTACAAGAATGTAATAGACTTGCAGAAGCTTGAGACAACATAATGGTAGTTGAGTTTCAATATGACCCGAAGCGTAAGGAAGTAAAAATCGTATCAGATTTTCTTCCTAATATTAAGGAGCACTTTAGTGTAAAGAACCCTGGTGCACGTTTTAATCGTTTTCAGAGATTCTTACCGCAACGAATATATGCTATTACACCAGCTGGTTATTGTGGTATTGGGTTAGTGCCTGGTATTATTGAATATCTCAGATTACAAAATATACCTTTTACTATTCAGTATAATCAAGAGTATAATGATATAATACAAAAAACACATATACTTGAACCAAATAGATTCAAGACATTAAGTAGTGAATTTAAGCTTAGAGATTATCAAGAAACAGCTGTTAGCAAAGCATTAAACAACGGCTATGGGGTAGTAGAACTAGCAACAGGTGGTGGTAAGACGTTAATTATTGCTAATTTGGTTTATGCTGCTTTACACCAGGTAGAACCTACTGAAAAAATATTAATAGTAGTACCAGACTTAGGTCTAGTATCTCAAACTTATAAAGATTTTACTTCCTATAATTTTCCAATGGAAGTTGTGAGTAAATGGACCGGTAATACTGAATTAGACCCTAACGCTCGTGTTATTGTAGCTAATATGGGCATATTACAAAGTAAGAATTCAGATATTAGCTGGTTTAGTAAAGTAGGCTTATTGGTTGTAGATGAATGTTTAAGAAAAAATACTACTTTAATTACACCTTCTGGCTACAAGTATATACAAGATATAAAAATAAACGACTTAGTAATGTCATATAATATTGAGACCGGTTGTAATGAATTTCAAAAAGTACTAAACGTTTGGCGTAATTTGTACAAAAGCAATGCTTATGATCATTTTTTAGAAATTACAACAGACGACGGCAACACTATACAGGCTACACCTAATCACAAGATTTACACCAAGAAAGGTATGATTAGAGCAGATGCATTATCTATTAATGATGAAATAATTTGCATTAAACCTTCGTTTTTTATGAAAATTCTAAACATAAAAAAAATACCTCGTCAAAATGAAGACGTATTCAATATAGAAGTAGAGCATAACAACAACTATTATGCTAACGGTATACTTGTAAGTAATTGCCATAAACTTCGTCGCGGTAACAAGCTTTGTAAACTTATAGATAAAATACCCACTCTACGACGTATAGGTTTTACAGGTACATTACCAGAAAACAATATCGACACCTGGAATATTAATAATTTTATTGGCCCGGTTATATTCAAGAAAACGACTACTGAATTAAGAGAAGCCGCAGGCGGTGAGTATATTGCTAACGCACAATGCTTAGCTATTAAACTCAATTACGACTTTAAACCAGATTATACGGCTGTATCTCCTGCACAAAGGTATCTATTAGAGCTTGAATATATACATAACAGCAAATTCAGAAACAAAGTAATTAAGCAGCTAGCTCATAATTTTAAAAATAACTGTCTTATTCTTATTGATCATATAGCACATGGAGAAAATCTATACAAAGAACTATCCGCATTAACGGATAAACAGGTATATTTTATACAAGGTAGTGTAGAGGTAGAGGAACGTCGTAAAGTCCAAGAAATAATGGAACAGCATAACAATGTTGTATGTATTGCCATAAGTAAGATCTTTTCTACTGGCATTTCTATAAAAAACATACATTATATAGTGTTTGCTGCAGGCGGTAAATCAAAAATTAAAACTCTACAGTCTATCGGTCGTGGATTGCGTGTTCACGAAAATAAAGACATATTGACTTTAGTCGATATTGTTGATGATTTAATTTATGGTATCAAGCACTACGACAAACGAAAAGAATTTTATGACCTTGAAAAAATCAACACTACCGAAAAAACAATTACAGAGTCCGCCTGAAGTGCCGTCTACTGTAAAGATTACCAAAGTAAAATCTTCTGGTAGACCTAAAAAGCCGTTAAGCGAAGCAGCTAAAGCTAAGAAGGTTTATTATGTAAGTCCTGCTGAATTTACTGCTGAACTTAAAAAGTATTATGAAACAGACGTGATGAGTGATAACCTTGCCATTATGATACGTAATATTGCGTACGGGTTAGCACATGCATCTAATTTTATTAACTACACATTTAAAGAAGAAGCTATTGGTGACTCTCTTATCAATATGTTTAATGCATTAAAAGATAAGAAGTATAACTTTGACAAAGGTTTTAACCCGTTTTCATATTTTAATTCTATTGCTTTTAACTGCTGGCGTTCTCGTATTAAGAAAGAAAAACGTATGAGAGATACGTTAGCAGCTTATCAAGAAGAAGTGTATAGTGTCATTGGACCTAATGTAGGTATTGATGATCCAGTAAACCCGAACAATAAACATGCAGATTAAAGGAACCGAAGTAGGTATATTTTCAGACCCACATTATGGGGTACACCGTAACAGTGAAATATGGCACAAGACAGCATTAAACCATGCTAAATGGGCTGCTGAGCAATTTAAACAACGCGGCATACAAGATATAATAATACCTGGAGACATATTTCATGATCGTAATGACATTGCTGTTAACACTCTTCACGTGGTTACTGACATCTTTGATGTATTGCGTGATTTTAATATCATTATTACCGTGGGTAATCACGATGCTTATTACCGAGATAATTCTTCAGTTAATTCCGTATCCATTCTTCGTGGTTGGAGTAATATTACTGTTGTCGATAAGCTTATCGTCGAAACGTTCCAAGGAAGAAAAATAGCTTTCTGTCCGTGGGGCCAGGATATTAACGAAGTACCTAAATGTGACTTAATTGTAGGTCATTTTGAGATTAATAGTTTCAAAATGAATTCATATAAAGTATGTACTAACGGTTTAAAGTCTTCTGATTTAACTGATAGAGCCCCTCTAACTATTACAGGACATTTTCATCATAGAGAAGAACGCAAATACAAAGATGGTACTATACTCTATGTAGGTGCACCTTATCAACAGGATTGGGGTGATTTCGGTACCACTAAAGGATTGTATATATTAGATCTTGCAGATTTAAGTTATAAGTTCATAGAGAATACTATTTCGCCGCAGTATCGCCGTTTACAGTATACAGAATTATCTGGTAATGTATATACCCCGGAAACGTTAAAATCTGTAATTGCAGGTAATATTGTAAAGTTTATAGTTGACAGAGTACTGGAACCTGTTACTTTAGAAACTATTGTACGTAAATTAGTATCCGTTAAACCAGTTGAATTTACAATCGAACATGATGTTTCCGAACAAAGTAGAATTAATATTGAAGAAGCAGCTAATAAAGAATTTAATATTAGTGTGGAGAAATCTATAGATGAATTTGTAGAGCTTATGGATATAAAAAATAAACCTGCTGTAAAGGCATATGTAAGTGATTTATATTCTAGAGCATGTAAATTATAGAAATGAAGATAGCAATACATGTTAATACTATCGACGGTCGCGGATTAGGTAAAACACCACACGACTATGGGGTAGGATTAAAGAATTTACTTAACCATGATGTAGTGTACATTACCGGTAAACAAAACGGTAATGAAGGTGTACCGCGTGTTGCTAAACAGTTCGATATACACTATTATGATGGCAATATTGACCGTACACCTAAAAATGTAATAAAAAGTCAGATAGAAAAAATTGTTGTTGAACAAAAAATTGATTTTGTTCATATGCTTAAAGCAGGAGAAGATGATCTCATAACACCTACTAATTGTAAAACAGGTATACATTGTGTGTTTCATATGGGTCAACCGCATGGTAATGTATATGCAGCTGTATCAGAAAACCTTGCCAAAAAACATAATAAGACGTTATATGTACCACATATAATTAAAAAAGTTGAACCAACTAAAGACATACGTAAAGCGCTTAATATACCAGAGGATGCATTAGTTGTTGGTCGGCACGGTGGTACAGGTACATTTGATTTAGCATTTGTACATAAGGCAATTAAAGAGGTACTAGATAAACGTAAAGATGTTTATTTTCTGTTTTTATCTACTGATGTATTTCATAATCATGAACGAGTAATGTATTTTCCTTGGGTATTACAAGAGGCAGGTATATTTAACTTTATTAATGCTTGTGATGTGATGTTACACGCTAGACAAATGGGCGAAACGTTTGGTTTATCAGTAGGAGAGTTTGCTGTATCTAACAAACCAGTAATGACATGGTCAGGTATGTGGCAAGGTATGAAACAACCTTCATACGATACAGCACATATTGATCATCTTAAAGGTAAGGCTATACTTTACGATAACGATATAGACTTAGAGAAAACTATATTAAACATGGATGTTAAACAGCTTAGAGGTAAAAACTGGGATACATTCTCAGACGTTTTTAGTGAACAAAAAGTAATAGAACAATATAACAAGGTATTTTTACAATGAAAATCGGTGTAGGTATAATTACATGTAATAGAAATGATTATTTAAAAGCTTTAATAGCTACGTTACCTACTGACGGTATTGATCAGTTAGTAGTTGTTAACGACGGTAAAGCTGAAAACCAAATAGAAGTACCAGGTACATGGCTACAAAATGAAGTTAATTTAGGTGTAGGTAAATCTAAAAATAAAGCAATGAAGTATCTTTATGATGCTGGTTGTGATTATATTTTTATTATTGAAGATGATATGCTCATTAAAGACAAGACTGTATTTAACAAATACATAGAAGCATATCAAACTACAGGTATACATCATTTTAATTACGGTCCTGGATCACCGTTTAATCGTAAGCAAAATATAGAGTTTGACCTACATAATAGACACTTACTTGATCAAAAGAGTCCTGTCAATCCTCGTATTATTGTCGAGTATCCTAATAATGTTAAGATTGCACTGTATACCCATACAGTAGCGATGTTCTCGTTCTTTACTAGAGAAGTACTTGAAAAGGTAGGCTATTTAGACGAACAATTTTATAATGCTTGGGAACACGTAGATCATACTTACCGTATTGCACTAGCTGGTTACCATCCTCCTTTCTGGTGGTTTGCTGATATTGCTGATAGTGAAAACTATCTAGAAGAAGCACCAGGAGCTATTGACAATTCATCTATTGCAGATAAAAAAGAACAATGGCATAAAAACGTGTACGGTGGTCGAGAACTATACAAAAATAAGCACGGTCATTATCCAAACGAACCTAAAAATTACACTCAAAACGAGGTTTTAAATATACTTAAACAAATTAAAAATAAGAAATGAAAATTGCAATATTAGTACCGACCCGCGAAAGGCTTAATAAAAAGCTTACCTTGCTTAATTCTATACTCTGTACAGCTAATGACATTAATAATGTCACTGTATATTTTGGTGTAGATGTGGATGATCCTAAGAGAGATACCATATTAAAAATGGCGAAAGCTTTTACTTTTCTTAAAATCGTAGATATACCCGCACAACCTAACGTAGATGTTAATATTAATAAAATATGGAACAAGTTAGCATCGGTAGCTACTGAAGAAATATTCGGCTATATTGGTGATGATATGGTTTTTAGAACAAACAATTGGGATGTAGAGATATTAAAGGAGTTTTCTGATGATAAATTACCTAAAGACAAAATTAAATGTGTCCATTGTGATGACGGTTTTCATAAGCATGCTATTTGTATTAACGCTTTTATGCATCGTGCTTACTATGATACTATAGGTTATTTTGTAAGGGATGAATTCTTAGTTAATTGGTCAGATCAATGGATGTTCCAGGTTTATAAATCTCTTGATAGGTTAACATACCGTGGAGATATTTTTATTGAACATGAACAATGGATGGTAAAACAAATTAAACAAAAAGTTAACATTACCCCTGATAGTACTACTCAAAGAATGTTAGATAGAGATAACAGTGACAATAAAGCTCGTTCAGATGGTTTCTGGGATAAACTTGGACCTGAAAGAGATAAAGAAGTGGCATTTTGGGAGAAAAAGCTTAATATTAAAGCTAATTACGCTGTTGTTGAAAATAGTTTTAGAAAGAAATGAGAACCACTCTATTTAGTTTTGGTAATTGGAACTATTATCTTACTTTAGATAAGCTTAAAGAATCTGCTGAAGGTAAAGTAGATAATATTCTATTATTTAAAGAATCAGATATACCATCTGATTTCTATGCAAAACATGTACAGCATTTTAGAGATAGAAGAGGTTTCGGGTACTGGATATGGAAGTCATATTTTATTAACAAAATGCTTGAAACAGCATCCGATGATGATGTTTTTATGTTTGTTGATGCAGGTAATCTATTAATTAGAGATATTAAACCATTATATGAACTATGCGCTAATGATGAGAAAGGTATAATACTATTTGATAATAGAGACGGTACAGATGATGGTAGTATCTGGAAAAATGCACAATGGACTAAATCTGATTGTTTTAATATTCTTAATTTAAAGTCACCTGAATATATTAACGGAGATCAAGTAAACGCATCTTATATTGTGTTTCGTAAAACAGAATTTAGTATTAAATTCTTTAAACAATTTGCAGATCTTTGTTCAAATTATAATTTAATCTCTGATGCACCTAATATTACAGAAAACTTTAACACTGCATTTAGAGATCATAGACATGATCAATCAATTCTCTCTTTATTGAGTATTAGATACAAGATTACTATACATAGAGATCCATCGGAATGGGGTAATAAAGCTCTCAATAAAAGCTCATACGGACAGCTATTTCAACATCATAGAAGAAGATATTATATCGGATGAAAATACTAATTATACAAGAATATAGCAGACATGCAGAGAACGTTCTTTATAGAGAATGTTTATGTTTTCAACGCGCATTTAAAAGTATCGGTTGGGAAGCAGATGCATGGGGTTTAGGTCATAGTAATTATAATCAGATACCGGATTTTAATAGTTATGATGTAATTTTAAATTGCGAAAATTACGGTGATCACTGGTTACCCGATCTTAATCAGTATAAGAAACCGTATAAGATACTTTATGCAGTTGATCCTCATTGTAGAGGTATACAACCATATGAACAGATTGTAAAACTACAAGGTTATAACTTTCTATTTGTTGCTGTAAGAGATTTTTCTTCCGGAGAAAATAAAGCATGGCTACCTCCTGCAGTGGATGAAGAACTATTTGTAAACAAAGGTTTAAAGAGAGATATACATATGGGGTTTGTAGGCAACTATGTAAACAGAAAAGATCTCTTAGATTTTATGACCAATAATTTCGGTCTTAAACAATGTATACAGGTTTTTGGAGATGAAATGGTAAATCTACTCAATAGGTTCACTATTGGTTTTAATAAAAACATAGCAAACGATACTAACTATAGAAGCTTTGAAACTATTGCTTGTGGTGCTATGTTAATGTCTGATAATAATCCTGCATATAAAGATCTAGGATTTGTACATGGAGAAAACTGCTTTCTATACAATAATGATATAAATCATATAAAGGATTTAGTCGAGCAAGCGTTTACTCATCCTGCACTTGTAAGTGATATAGCTAATCGAGGCTATCTTTTATCTAAAAAACATACATATAAAAAGAGAGCTGAAAGTATTGCTAAGTTCCTTTCGAGCAAGATTTAAGTAGAAAAAGTACAATATTAATATAATATTGTAACTAATGCAGTACGTTTTCTTTAAAAATATAAAAATTACTAATTTCCTGTCTGTAGGTAAAAGACCGGTTGTTATTGATTTTAAGCCAGGATTAAACATTATCACTGGTAAGAACTACGATAAAAGTGACCGTGCTAATGGTGTAGGTAAGTCCACTATTACTGATGCTATACATTTTGCATTGTATGGTACTACTATCAGAGATCTTAAGAAAGAGAATATAGTAAACAATCTGTTTCCAGAGGATTTATGTGAAGTAGAACTACAATTTGTAGTTGAAGAGAATCATAATAAAACAGAGTATAAAATTACTCGTACACTTAATCCTACTAAGTGTTTCTTATATATTAACGGTGAAGATAAAACTCGTTCCGGTGTACCGCAAACTACAGAATACATTATAGATATAATTAATACTTCATCAGAAGTATTTCAAAATAGTGTTGTAATGACCATAAACAGTACTGTACCGTTTATGGCGCAAAAGAAAGTAGAAAAACGTAAGTTTATTGAAGGTATTCTTGGTTTAGAGGTATTCGGTAATATGTTAAATATTGCACGCTCTGAATTCAATGATACTAAGCGTTATCTTGATATCGAGATGACAAAAGCAGATGAAACTGAGCGGGCATATCAAGAAAACATTAAACAAAAAGATGTTTATGAAGAGAACAAGAAAAAGCGTAAAGATGTACTTTTAACTCGTCAACGTAACAACGAGCAGGAGCTTGCTTTATTAAACGAAAAGATTAATAAACTCGATTCTGTAGATACAGTAGCTGAAAAAAAGATACTTGATAATATGTCAGCACTTAAAACTGCTGAAGGTCTATGTGATAAAAAAATAGCTAGTATCAACAGACTTATTACTGAAGCAGAAACACATATTAAGCTTAACAATGACCGTATTAAAAAACTTAAAAAGATTGATAGTAAATGTCCTCATTGTGGTAAAGATCTAGCTGAAGCTACTAACGTTCAATATGAAAAAGATAAATCTGAATGTCAGGCTGAAATACAAAAGTATACAGAAGTTATTAACACTCAGAAGCCTCTTTTAGTTGAAGCACAAGAACAGTTAAATAAAGTAGAGACTCATATTACAAACACTCAGAAGAAGGTAAGCGATTTTAATGTACGTAAAAAAGAAGTCGAGAACATTAACTCTCGTATTAAGCAATTAAATGAGTGGCAATCATCTCTCAAAGTAGATATTGAAGCATTAGATCATAACGATAATGCATTCATTGAGAGTATAAGGAATATTGAAACTCGTATCGCTGATATAAAGGTAAAAATTACCGATTTACAAGATAAGATTGATGTAATTGAATCTGCTAAGTTTATTGCTTCTGAAGAAGGTGTAAAATCGTTTATTGTTAAGAAGATACTTGAAGTACTAAACATAAGATTAGCATTTTATCTCAAAAAACTCGAAAGTAATAGTATGGTTAAGTTTAATGAGTTCTTTGAAGAAACTATTACAAACGAGCGTGGAGTTGAATGTAGTTATTTTAATTTTTCTGGAGCAGAACGTAAAGCTATAGATCTTGCAATGATTTTTACGTTTCAAGATATCCGTAGAGCACAAGCTAACGTATGGTTAAACATATCTGTATTCGATGAATTATTAGATTCGTCATTAGATGAGAAAGGTATTGAATTGGTATTGGATATAATACGTGAAAGAGTTGAAAAATACCAAGAGGCAATATATATAATATCACACCGTAAGGAAAGTATGAAATACTGTACAAGCGGTGAAATAGTCTATCTTGAAAAGAAAAACGGTATAACAGTAAGATCAACAACTTTTAATAATGAATAATTCCTTCGTTCTCGGAGCACCTCAACTTCCAATTGGAGCACCTGTTTTTGGGTCACCACTTCAGGCACCTGAAACTCCACCAGCACCTTCTGCATCTCCTAACCCACCAGCTAACATGGCTATTAGTTTTGCTGCTGACCATGGTGGTTGTGGTTTTTGGCGTATACACTGGCCAGAGGCTTTAATTAACTCATCTGGTAAAGGAGTTATTACTAACTCTACAATGATGCTTTTAGATCCGCGTTATTATGCTAACGTAAAATCTGTAAAGATACAACGACAAGTCACTGAACCTCAATTGCAGTTTGTAAAGTTTTTAAGAGATACATCTAATAAAGGTAATAAGTTTAAACTCTATTATGAGATTGACGATGTTATTTTCCCTGAAGACATCCCGTTATATAATAAATCTAGACAAGCTTTCGTTGATCCTATTATTGCGAAAACAGCAGTTGAGATTATTAAGCATTGCGACGCTATTACATGTCCTACTAAGTTTATGGCAGACTACTACACTGAAAAAACAGGTGTACCTGCAATAGTAGTACCTAATTATTTACCTAAGTTTTGGATAGATCGTTTTTACGATAAAAAGAAAGTAGTTGACAACTTTGATTATAATGTAAAGAGACCGCGTATCGGTTACGTTGGTAGCCCTACACACTTAAATGTTGATAGATTACCTGGTATACAAGATGATATTGATCCGTATATACCTATTATACGTAAAACATATAAACAGTATAAGTGGGTATTCATGGGTGGTGTTCCGTACGAACTACAAGATTTAGTACGTTCTGGAGATATTGAATACACTCCATGGAGATCATTATATGATTATAGTTATGCATTTGATGCATTAAAGCTTAATTTAGCATTTGCACCTTTACAAAATAACAAGTTTAATTATGCAAAAGCACCTATCAAGTATCTTGAAGCTGGTGCGTTAGGTGTACCTTGCTTGTGTCAAGATGCACCACCATATAATACAGACCCAGTTGCACCTTTAAGGTTTGATACCCCGGATGAAATGATGGATTTAGTTAAGAAGCTTTGCAATAACCGCAAACAATACTTAACTGAATCGGATCATGCACGTAAAGTAGCAACTCAATACTGGCTTGAAGATCATATTGACGAGCACATGAAAGTTTACTTTCCTTCTTGATTAGTTTGTAAGATGGTACATAATATGTTTTGTGTATCGTAACGTATATTACAATTCAAGAGAAGCATTAGCATATCTATTTACCTGGGATAAAAACGGTAAACGGGTAGTTAAAAAGGAACCTTATAGTCCCTATTTCTACATAGAGACTAATCAGGACAATGCTGATGCTTTGTCTATTTTTAAGACTAAACTAAAAAAGAAAGTCTTTCCTAATGCCTTCGAACGTAATAAGGCTGCACAGGATGGTGCTATTAAGAGACTATTTCATAATATTCAGGTAGAACAACAGTTTCTTATTGAGAAGTTTAAAGATGAATACGAGAAACCTGAGTTTTCTGCTAACCCTTTAAAGGTTTGTTTTCTAGATATCGAAGTCTATTCTCCAGATGAGTTTCCTGAAGCTAAGGATGCTAAGCATCCTATCAATCTTATAACGATATATGATAACTTATCTGAAACGTTTTATACCTGGGGTTGTAAACCTTATACCCCGTCTCGTAAGAACGTTGTATACACAGAATGTAGCGGCGAAATAGATCTACTTAATAAGTTTCTAGAATTTTGGGAAAACGATTACTACCCAGATATCTTATCTGGTTGGAACACAGACTTTTTCGACTTTCCTTATACTATTAACCGTATCAATAACTTATTAGGTGAAAACGCTGCTAAACGTTTATCACCGTTAAAAAGTCTTTGGTGCCGTAAAGGTATTTTCGTTAAAGGACAAGAGTTAGATCGTTGGTATATTCATGGTATGTCTGCAATGGACTATCTTGAAGTATATAAAGGCTTTGCACGTGGTTTATTAGAGTCATACGCGCTAAACTTTGTAGCACAACATGAGTTAGGTGAAGGTAAACTAGCTATCAATGCTACTAACTTAGCTTCTTTATCTGAAAATGATTGGAATAACTTTGTAGACTATAATATTCAAGACGTTGACCTGTTAGTACGAATGGAAAAGAAATTGCAGTTCTTTAAGATCATTCGTATGTTAGCTTATAAAGGGTTAACTAGCTTTGAAGCTGCACTAGGTAAAGTTCAGATTGTTACCGGTTGTGTTGCTTTAGAAGCATATAAACACGGCTTAGTTATACCAACGTTTGTGTCTGGTCCTACTAGAGATGAAATTGAAGGTGGTTATGTTAGAGATCCAGAACGTGGTTTAAAGACCTCTATCGTGAGTTATGACGCTAACTCTCTATACCCTAACACTATTATTACTCTTAATATCTCACCTGAGACTAAGATAGGTAAGATCTTACGTAAATCTGACACAGAGACAACACTATTATTAGCTAACGGTTCTGAAAAGACAGTGCCTAATGAAAAACTTGAAAAGTTGATGGATATAGAAAAGTTAGCTATATCTAAAGCTAATGTTTTGTATACTCAGAAAAAGAAAGGTGTAGTACCTTCGTTAATTGACGGTCTTTATAGTGAGCGTGTAAGAAATAAGAACCAGTACATTGATTATAAGAAACAACTAAGTAATTTAACCCCAGATACTGATGAATATAAAACGTGTAAGTTTAATATGGAACGAGCTGACACCATCCAGCACGTCATTAAGATTCTTCTCAATTCTATTTACGGGGTTTTTGCTAATAAGTTTAGTCCTATTTGCGATAGCGATCATGCCGGTAGTATTACTCTTACTGGGCAGTCAGTGGTTAAGCAGGCAGGTGTCATCCTTGATACATATGCTAAAGAAAAATACAATGTTGACGTTTCTCTTAACATATATGGTGATACTGACAGTACTCATGTTACTATTCAACCGATTGTTGATAAGCTTAAGATAAAGTTATTTGCTAACGGTAAAGTAACTCCAGAAGGTTTAGATTTAATTGATAAAGATATTGGTACATACTTAAATAACGAAATTAAACGTTGGTCTGCTGCAGAATTTAAGTCTACCGATCCTCGTTACTTCTTTAAACGTGAATCGATTTGTGATGTAGGTGTTTATCTACAGAAAAAACGTTACATTATTCATGTACTAAACGATGAAGGTGCAAACGTTAATAAGTTTAAATATGTCGGGGTTGAAATCGCTAGATCTACTACACCTAAGAAAGCAAAAGAACTGATTAAGAAGGTTATTGAGAACTCTTTGTTAGGTCAGGATCAAATAAAAGCAAACAGTCTTTATAAAGAGGTTTATGATGCTTTTAAACTGTTACCTGTTGATGAAATAGCTATTCGTGGTGGTCTCAGTGATTTAGAGAAATACGAAGTTAAAGCAGATGGCTTTAAAATCGGTACAGGTACTCCAAATCACGTTAAGGGTGCTTTATGGTACAATCATTTGTTGAAGCATTTGAAGCTAGAAACAAAATACGAACGGATTACTTCTGGTGGCAAAGTAAAGAAGATTTATATTGCACCAAACAAGTATAATATCGATACTCTTTGCTATCCTTACAACTTTCCACCAGAATTTAATGAGTTTCAAGTAGACTATATTGAAATGTTTGATACAATAATTAAACCGCCTATATTAGCTGTATATGAAGCTATTGGATGGCGATTACCAGATTTAACTAACGAAGTAACAACAGACCTATTCGACTTATTCACATGATTAAAATATCTCACGAATCTCCTTTAAGTATGCTCGAGATCTCTCGTACATACAACGATTACTGCTATGCACTCGTGCACCTCTTTGAAACTCACCCGCAATACTATAAGTTCTTTGAAGATAGTGTTAAAATGGGCCGCCATGTTTTGCTAGATAACTCTATATTTGAGTTAGGTACCTCTTTTGACCCTAAACGCTATGCACACTGGATACAAAAACTAAATCCTACAGAATATATTATACCAGACGTATTAGAAGACTGTCAGGGTACTATAGATTCAGCTAAGAAATGCTTATGGAAAGAATGGGACTTTGTTAGTAATTCTAAAACTATTGGTGTTGTACAAGGTAAGACTTACGGCGAGTTAGTTAAGTGTTATGTAGCTTTAGATCAAGAAATTGGTGTAGATAAGTTAGCTATATCATTTGACTATTCTTATTACCTCAAATTATTCCCGCATCCTAACAAGTGGGTATCTTATATGATGGGTAGAGTAATGACTTTAACTCAGTTAATGAATGACGGTATTATTAATAAAGATAAACCTCACCATTTATTAGGTTGTGCACACCCTAGAGAATTTAGTTTCTATCAAGGACCTGAGTATAGCTGGATAGAAACACTAGATACTTCATCTCCTATTGTACATGGTATTAAAAGAGTAAGATATACTGATGCAATAGGTAACTGGAAGAAAGAATCTACTAAGCTAGTAGATCTTTTAGATGTAGTACCAGATGAAATACAAGAAAGAATTATTGCAAGTAATTTAATTCAGTTTAGAAACTTTGTTAATGGATGACCACTTTAGAAGCTATAACTAACTCAGTACATGCAAACTATCCTCACTTACTGGCCAATTCTGTTTATATCCGCGATTATTATTTTTGGGATTGTATTCGTAATAAAGAACTCCCGGTAAAAGAGCTTGCAGATGTTAAACCTTACATAATAAAACACGGTATTGTTGACTTTACGCTTGTTATTTTCTTTAGTGATAATACAATAGGGTATCGACTAAACATATGAAACGTACCTTAACTTGGAAAACATTTTTCTCTCAGAGCGGCTCTGAGATATACGAAATATCTAAAAATATTGGTAGGTTTCCGGATGCAATTATAACTAATAAAAGCTTTGAAGAAATGGATAAAATTAATCCTGATCTTCTAGAAAGATGTTTTGATCGTTTTATATTTTTACCCAAGAAACCGACTGTAGAAGAATACCGTGAAGCTATTAGAAATGCTGATGTTATTACGCTTCACGGTTATCTTCGTATATTACCACCAGAGATCTGTGGTAGATTTAAGATATACAATGGGCATCCAGGTCTTATTACTAAGTTTCCTGAATTAAAAGGCAAAGATCCTCAAGCTAAAGTATGGTATAAACACTTCGAAAAACCGTACAAATTACACGGGCATGTTATTCACGAGGTAATACCAGAAGTAGATGCTGGTAAAGTCGTGTCTGAGAAAGAGTTTTATAGCGAAAGTATTTACAAAGAATTTAATAGTTTAAACGATTATATTGTAAGATTGCATAAGCTAGCAATTGAAAATTGGGTTGGCTTTATGCGAAAAAGTCTATTAAATAATAAACTATGAGAACAAACTATAAAGCTGCAATTTGTGGCGCTCATTCACAAGGTAAAACTACTTTAGTAAAAGCTCTAAAGAATGAATTATTGTTAGATGATAATCATTTTTCTTTTAGAACTAACTTAACGAGAGGTTTAAAAGACTTAAATGTACCTATTAATGAAGGTGGTACTTCTTTAACTCAATATTTGGTAATGGCTAGACATTTAGAGTATGGTTTAACTCCGGGTAACTGGATATTAGATAGAGGTGCTTTAGATGGTATTGCTTATACTACTTATTTTTATGAAAAAGGTCAGGTAAATAAAGACGTATATCAAGCTGCTTTAGTTGTTTACGAAGAATTACTAAAGACTTATGATAAGATTTTTTATGTCGTACCTGAACTTGATATCAAAGATGATGGAGAGAGAAGTACAGGTAAAGAGTTTTTTGACGGAGTTGTAAAACAGTTTGATTTCTATCTTAAGCATTTTTCAATGCCTACTGATAAACTTGTTTATGTATCAGGTACAGTAGAAGAAAGAGTTAATAAAGTAATTACAGAGATAAAGAAAGATTTCACCAATGAGCTATAATACTAATAATATTGACAAAGTACTTGGTCAGAGAGTTGACTCTCCTACCACTTACACACCAGAGATTTTGGTGCGTGAAGAGCGCCAACGTAACCGTACCCATCTTGATCTTAAGAACGGTTTCTTACCTTTCGTAGGTCACGACATTTGGAACGGTTATGAATGTAGTGCATTAACAGATAACGGTTTACCTGTTACTTGTGTTGCTAAAGTAGTTTATTCTGCTGAAAATGATTTCATTGTAGAGTCTAAGTCAATGAAGCTATACTGGAATTCATTTAATATGCAGAAAATGGGTAAGAACACTAAAGAAGTACTTAAGAACATTAAGCAAACAGCTTCTAAAGACTTATCTTTATTACTAGAAACTGATGTTAAAGTAGAGTTATTTCCTCAAACAGTAGACAAAGAAACTAATGTTCAACGCGATGCTTGGTATAATAATTACAACCAAGAATTCTGGCCTGTATTAGAAAAGACTAAAGGTGCAGAAAAGATTGAGTTTACTGTATTTAACGAAGATGCAAAACTACTACAAGTAAACGATCAAATTACTGATGTAAGTTACCGTTGTATGAGTACGTTACTACGCTCTAATTGTAAGATTACTAAGCAACCAGATTCAGGCGATATTTTCATTTATTATAAAGGACCTAAAGCTGTTACAGAAAAGTCTTTATTAGAATGGATTGTATCATTCCGTAATGAATGTCACTTCCACGAAGAAATCTGTGAAGCTGCTTACAAACGCCTTTGGGACTTATTAGAACCAGATGAACTATTAGTAACTTGCTTTTATGCTCGTCGTGGTGGTTGGGATATTGTACCAACTCGCGCTTCAAGTAAAAAGTTACTAGATAAACGTCTTATTGACGTAAAGCACCCTTATTTTAAGTTTCCTCGTCAATAACCTTGATAAAAACAAAAACTATATTAATATAAACATATGAGCCAAGATAAAATCATAGTATTCCTAGACGCTATTCAACGTACAATTATTGCTACTCTTGTTGAGCAAGACGATGCAACAATTACCGTAACTAAACCAGTTATTCTTAACGTATCACCTACGCAAGATAAAAAACTACAAGTACAGCTTTATCCAGTATTCTTTAGAGAGTTTACTGCAGATAGAGACGTTTTTGCTAACTGGACATATTCAAAGAGTTCTATTGTATTAAGCACAGCTGAAATTGAATCAAACCTCAATTTACAATATACTCAAATGTTCCAGACAGCAGCTGCTTCTCAAGCTAACTCAAATACCCCTGTAGTTAAGCTATTTGACGAATAATCTATATGGTAAAAAAATCTAACAACGAAGAGACAAAAGCCTCTTCAATGAAAGATATCTTTGAGGCAGTAGACGCACTAAATGCAGATGCGTCTCTGCTTTCAGATGATAATTCTCTTTCTATTGTAGGCGACTGGATCGACACGGGTTCATACGCTCTTAATGCTATCTTCTCTGGTTCTTTATACAAAGGTATTCCAGTAGGTAGAGTAACAGGCTTTAGTGGTCCTTCAGGTGCAGGTAAAACACTTATCGTTAATAAGATCATTGCTAATGCACAAAAGAAAGGTTACTTTGCTGCAGTATGGGATACAGAAGCAGCAGTAGATAAGCAATCTGCTGAAGGTGTTGGTATTGACCCTAAGCGTTTAAAGTACTATCCTGTAGAAACAGTAGAAGATTGCCGTAACCAAATCGCTACATTCTTAGATAAGATTATTGCAGCTAATGATCCTAATTTAAAGGTTATTATTGCTATTGATAGTCTTGGTAACTTAGCAAGTGCTAAAGAGCTTCGCGACGTTACTGAAGGTAAGGATGCAGCAGATATGGGTACAAAGGCTAAAGCAATGAAATCTATGATGCGTGCTTTAACCTTTAAGGCAGCTAAAGCTCGTGTGCCTATTCTCTTTACTAATCACATTTATGATAACCCAACCTCACTCTATCCTGAACTGGTTAAAAAGCAGTCCGGTGGTTCTGGCCCTATTTATCTTGCTTCTTTGCTCGTACAGCTTGCGACTAGAAACGAAAAGATCGACAAGAACGAAGGAGAAGAATCAATCGCAGTAGCTCATAACGTAAGTGGTGTTACATTGTCAGCAATGACAGTTAAGAACCGCTTTGTGCCTGCTTTCTTAAAAGCAGAATTATACAATAACTTCCGTACTGGTTTAAGCCGCTATGCTGGCTTAGCTGATATGGCAGTAGCGTTTGGAGTTATTCAACAAACCGGTTCTACGTTCCAGTTCAATGGAGAGAAGATCGGTTATAGAAAGACTTGGGAAAATGATACCGAGTTTTGGGATAACAAGGTACTACCGGTACTCGAACAGACTCTTAAAGAGAAAGTTGGGTACGGGTCAAGCAATCCTGTTCTAGAAGAAGCTGAAGAGCTTACAAAAGAATAAAAAGAAAAGCTAAGGGCAACCTTAGCTTTTTTTATCTTTAATATATAATAATAAGGTATGAAGAAGAACAGCCTGCAAGTTAATAGTGATTTCTTTGAGAACATTGTAGCATGTCAATGTTTAACAAACTCTTACTATACTTCACTTGTATACGATCATTTAACACCAGATAACTTTAAGAACCCTGGTAATAGGCTTGTCATAGGTATTATTAAAGACTTTTACACAAAACGTAAAGTACTACCTACCATTACTGAGATTAAAACATATCTTAGTAAAGAAGAAGATTTAAAGCTATTCAAAGATACAGTAACCACGTATAAGCAATACGATACAAAGCTCAATATGGATGAGCTTATTGCTAATACTGAAACGTTTTTTAAAGAAAAAGCTGTATACAATACTGTATTAAAAATAGCAGATGATTTATCTAAAGAGTCCGTAGACTATTCTAAGTTTTTAGGCTTATTCGAAAAAGCTTGTAATATTACTTTAGTTAGTGATATCGGTTTAGACTTTTTCGGTGATTACGAAAAGATCATTACAGAGTTAGGTACAAAAAGTGAAGTACTACCTACTGGTTGGGGGTTTATTGATGACAAGATAGGTGGTGGTTTAGCTAAAAACGGTAGAGCACTCTATTTGTTCTTAGGACCAACCAATGTAGGTAAGTCTATCTTTCTAGGTAACGTAGCAGCTAATATGGCTAATAAAGGCTTAACTACAGTTCTTATATCTTTAGAAATGCCTGAAATGATGTATGCTAAACGTATTAGTAGCCATCTTTCTAAAATCCCTATTAACAATATTCAGGATCAAGTAACTTCGTTAGATACATACTTTAAAGGTGTAACTGATACACATAAGCGTAAGTTAATCATCAAGGAATTCCCGCCGAAATCCATTACCGTAGCAGGTATTAAGGCCTATCTTGAGTCTTTAGTAAAGGCTGGGATAAAACCGGATATACTCGTTATAGACTATCTTGGACTAATAAAGGCGTCACAGGGTGAGAACTCTTATGAACAAGGTAAGGTAGCTGCTGAAGAATTAAGAGCTTTATCATATTTCTTCAATATGCCTGTAGTTAGTGCTATTCAAACTAACCGTGAAGGTATGGAGAAACCAAGTCTGGATACCGTAAGTGAATCCTTAGGTGTAGCTTTTACAGCAGACGTTGTTTGGGCTATCTATCAAGAAGAGGGTGACCAGGACTTAGGTATTATTAAAGTAGCCGGAGTAAAGAACCGTTTAGGTCCTAAACACGGAGCTACTGCAATGCGTATTGATTATACTACTTTATCGCTAACCGAAGAAAAAGGC